GGAACCAATCGTTCCAGATAAGGTTATATGCCCGGAAATGTAGGGCGTTAACTGACATGAAGTCAGAGGTGCGAGTAGGAATGCCGAAGTAATCAGCAAGTTCACCATTCTGGAAGATAATTGGTTGTAGTTGAGGAATGAGGTAGTCGGTTGTATCACCGGGATTTTGTTGTTCGCCATTGAATTTATACCAGTTGTCCCAGAGTAAACGGTTGGGAACAGAGAAGAAGAATGTCTCCATGAACATATTGTCCATGATGGGTTTTATGGGTGTGGCGAGCCGGGCGAAGCCGGTCATGTTGAGTGAGAAGGTATCGCCGGGAAGCGCTTCATCCACGAATATCGGGATGAGGCCTCCGGCGTTGAATGTTGTTTTTAGACCGTGAGAGCGGTCAAATGAGGAGCGTGGGATTTCAGCTTTTGGGACTTGGTGGAACTGATGGGTCATCACGGATTTGCTCATTTTCGTTGTCCGGTTCAGATGTAAGGGAAAGGTAGCTTAGTCCGTTTCCCATTAATTCGCGACCGTCGTTCGTGATAGTGCCAGTTTCGTCATCGAATGTGCCGATGATATATAAGGTGTAGTCCCCGGGATTTTTGCTGAATTGGTGTTTTTCATCTCTTATGCAATCGGAGAAGACGCGAGCGGCTTGTCCTTCTCGATGCATAAAGAAGGGTGGGATATAGGCTTTTGCTTTTTCGTCGAATATTGAAAAGGTTATTAGTTTCATTCGAGTGTCCTGGTTAATTGTTTGAGTTTTTGTATTTGGCAGAATTCTTTCACTGCTAGGCGCTTAGGACGCCTTTCATTAATGGGGAGTGATTTGAGTTTTGCAACTCTTTTGACTAGAAGTTTTTCTGCGAGTTCAGGATCGTCTATAGCGAGAAGTTTGTGATAGTAAGATGGCATTGGAAAAGTTTTGCCATTCATGTGGATTTCATCCACGGGGAAAAGATCGGAGAAGTATCGATCGTAGAAGGGTTTGCCTATTCCGGGTTTAAGGGATTGTTGTACATATTCGGGTTGTATTGTGTGTATTTTTTTGCGGGTAACGATATCGTATGAGGTGCCATACTGGATGTCTGCGTTGACTCCATATTGTTTTTTCATTATGTATCGGGAGGTGTAAGCAGCATTGGCATAGTTGAAATCGGCGATTTCTGAGAAGCCTTTTGTCCATGTTTCCTCCAGTAAGTCGGAACGGTAATTTTTAAGACCGCGTCGCATAGCTGACAGAGTTTTATCGGGGAATGAATAACCGAAGAGTAGCGCGTGATAGTGCGGTCTGGCTTTGAGGTCGCCATATTCTCCGCACATATAGTATCGAATTTTAATGCCAGTTCGCTTGCGGAGAGAACGGATAAATTCTTGGAAGTGTTTTTTGACAAGGGAGTTGTCAGGGGGTAAGTGGTCATTGTTGTAGGTAAGGGTAATGAAGCAGTTTTCGTCGTGCATATAGGATTCGTGTACATTTCGAATGGCCCATTCGCGTGAGTAATCGAGTCGGCAGCCTATGCATTTTCTGCAAGGCATTTGCACTTTATAGCCGAATTTCGAGTTGGCTCGGTTGAAGGTTAGACCGCCGTTTTTCAGGCTGTCTTTGAACATGGTTTGAGGGTGATAGCAAGACATTTTTTATTAAGTTCCAATCATTGGTTAGGTCTCGTCGACGGATAGCGTCGCGGAGTGCTTCCATAGTGATTTCAGAGGGGCGCATTGGCCCCTTTATTTGTTCGTTTGTCAAAGGGCGATGCCGCCTCTTTGGACACCGAATTGGACGTTTTTACGATGGGTTTTTGATGCGGTTCTTGAGAACAATTTTCGGGACTTTCGTTTGTTCATTTTTCGTCGGCGTGCCATGTTTATCTACCTTTATTTTGTAGTGTGAGAGAAGGTTTTTCTTTTTCATTTTCAACCTAAGTTAGTGAAAGAGAATATTTGCGCTTGGGGATCATTACCGGGGGTAGGGACCACTAAGAGGTTATTAGGACAAGTACATAACCTCTTTTGCCCCCACCCGTCAATGTTTAGGTGACAGGTGGTACCTCCGTTTTCGGAGGAGCGGAAACCGGGGGTTTCGCGGGGGGTAGATCTAGCGGGATTTGATCCTTAGAGTCGTTTTCAGCGGGTTTCGGGATTAATCCGAGGTCTTGCAAGGCTTCTTGCTGTAAGGGGTCTTCTAGGGCGTCTAAGAAGGCCGCTGTGTTATTGCCGAAATGTTGCCTTACGGCAGATGGGAAGGATTCGAACGTTTGGTTGGCGGCAGTCACCATGCGTGCTGCCTCGTCGAAAGTTTGGGAGGAAGCGTAGCCGAATTGTTGCGGATACGGGTTGAGATGATCGAGTACTCCAGAGGTCTCGAAGCGCCTGATAATGTTGTTCACATTACAGGCGTCTTTATGGTGTTGTTCGGTGAGGGATTCACCCGTGACTAACGTCTGATATCTTGGGCATGATCTTGTCATTAGTGGACATCCTTTGGTGACCACGGCTTACGTGATCTGTTTTTAGTTTTGTCGGGGATCCGGTCACGTTTTGAGTGCCGGGTTTCGTCGTACTTGTTGTACTCGTGAATTTTGTCTTGTATGCCCTCGTTGATGAGGGTGGCGGAATCGCCAACGGCATCTATCATGCCGTCGATGAAGCCCCAGCCTTTTTGGTGGGTCTTGGCGCGCTGGATTTGTTGAAGGTTTAGTGCGGTGGCTGAGTTTGTTAAGGCGGCATTGGCGGAAGCTGCGTCAGCTTGTTTGTCGGATAAGTTGGTGTTAGCGGCTATCTGCCCTAGTTGCGATTTTTGAATTTTAATTGCGTAGGCGGAGTGGACAGCCTTGCTAACGGCTGCGCCCATATCCTTTTTTTCGTTTTGCATTGTTGCCATGGCGCCAGAAGGAGTTGAGGCGGCGTTGCCGAGTGCAAGTATGCGGTTTAAGCCAGCGGCTTGGAGATCCTTTGCGGATCGTTGGTAGGCGGAAGAACTCATGCGTTCTTGGAATTGACGGTTATCTTTGGCGATTTTGAGATTCATCTTATTAGCGTCTTTTTGTCCTTTCATAGACATGTAGCCGCCGATGAGATCGCCTGCGAGTGCTGTAAGTGACATTGAGGTTCTCCGAGTTCAGATTGGTTACCTGGTACTTAAGGTGACAAGTACCAGGAACAAATCTTTGAGGTTTTTAGAAGTGGTCGATCAGGCCCGGTGTTCCGTACATTGGCATTGGTCGGACACAGCGTAATTTAAAGTAGCCATCGAATAGAAAGTGCGGTTCTGTAGGCACTGCGATGACACGGCCGATCGGAGGTTGATCACGTATGAAGGCATCATTGAGGACAGGCGCAGATGCGAAGTCTTGTGACAGATGCCAGACGTCTAGACTGACGTCATCGTTGGATCGCATGAGCGAGGTGATCATGGAGGGTTTGTAGCGATATTCGGCATAGCGTTCTTGATAGCCAAAGACTAATTCGTCTTGGGCAGGAGTGCCATTGGCATAGATTTCCTGTTGTAAAACGGCTTGTTCGCCGATATGCGAGAGGGCGGGCCAATAGAAGTCGTATCTGGTTTGTCGTGACCACATACGGTTAAGCCCTTGTTGGTAAGTGAGATCTGCGCGGACGTTAATGAGTCCGATTATGACGCAGTGCTCAGTGAAGGATTTAGTAAAGCCATGGCCTGATAGTGTCACAGTGCCATAGGCTGCAAGGTTGCCTTGCGGTGTTGGGTTGAGTTGTGTGTCGAACTCTTGGGTAGTTTGTTCGACCGGGTTGATGTTGATATAGGATGAGCCTCCGCCGAGGAATTCTGGACGGGTGGCTCTAAGGTCGGGCGATGTTACGCCGAAGTGAGATTTTACGATTTCGATATATCGGGTGCCGCCTCTGGCGTCACGTTCCAAGAGTTTTTGTACTTGGAATGATTGGCGAAGATCGTTTATTGAGATGCCAGTTGCAGAAGATAAGTCTGCATAGAGTAAGGCATCAGGTGCCATAACCGATGGGCTTGATTGAATTAGTTCAGTATCAGTTACGGGCAGAATGATATCATTCCCCCCTAAGAAGTCGTTATAGACTCCGATGTTGTCTAACGATGCGGTTGAGGCGTGGTGGATTGGGGCTTGGCCTCCGAGTGGGACGATGACGGGATCGCCTTTTTGTGGCCATGGCAGACAGGAAGTAAAATAATCTGCGCGCTTTCGGCGGATTTGGATTTGATAGTCTGCTGGATCGTCGGGTCCGTCAGTTTGCCATGCGACGAGGATTTTGTTTTGCAGGTTTTGGTCTCGGAACCAATCGTTCCAGATAAGGTTATATGCCCGGAAATGTAGGGCGTTAACTGACATGAAGTCAGAGGTGCGAGTAGGAATGCCGAAGTAATCAGCAAGTTCACCATTCTGGAAGATAATTGGTTGTAGTTGAGGAATGAGGT